CTTGGAATTATTATGTTTTGGTTGAATGAATAACAGCCAGATAGAAAATTATTGCCTATGCTTGTAACATTACTTAAATCAAGTGGTTGATTGAATGAAGAACAGTAGCTTAGGAAATAACCGCTTATGCTTGTTAAGCCACTTGGAATTATTATGTTTTGGTTGAATGAATAACAGCCAGATAGAAAATTATTGCCTATGCTTGTAACATTACTTAAATCAAGTGGTTGATTGAATGAATAACAGTTGTTTAGGAAATAACTGTTTATGATTGTAAGATTGCCAACCAAAATATTTAGAATTTGGTATGAATAAATTGTATTCCAAAGTGTATTGTTTGATGAGAAATATGGCAAATTTGTCGCAGTAGTTTCAATAAATTTGTATTCAGTGCCAATCGTTCCAGTCCCCGTTCTTGGAATGTTAGTATAAGCTAAAGTCAAACAACCCGTTACATTTGTTCCGTAATAAGCATAAAGACCTTTATATGTTGTGATTTTTAAGTCTTTCTCCAAAGTTATTGTAAACTCGGTTAAATGCGTTGTCGTGCTTGTTGTCGAAAACTTTACCGTAACCGCTTGTGTGCCGTTACCTGTTATTGTCGCTTCGCCATCAAGTCCAGTAATTGTTATATTATGACTATTAGACTTGTAAAACTGTGTATATTCTTTCACATTTGTGTTGCCATAATAGTTTAGTGGTATTGTCGCACCAGTGAATAAATTTGTTGAAACACTTGGTGGTGTTCCGCCACCAGTTATCGTTGCAATTGTGCTTGGCAAATTGTCACTATTTTGATTTACTGGAAGCGTTGCACCCTTTGCCTCTGCCTCAGTATAAGCACTTGCTATATTTGTATTTATTCGTGTAATTTCACTTGCTATACTCATTTTTATACCTCCGCCAATAATGTTTCAATATCGCCCAAAATTGTATAAACCCCACCACTTGTAATAAGGGCTGTGCTATTTTCAAATGCTGTCGTTTCAATTTCGGTTAATTCTTGTTCATTGCTTGCATTTACACCATAAACCCGCCTTACACTTCCACTTGTTGTCTTATCTACTTTATCATCTCCAACATTTACCCATTCGGTATCGTAATCAGTTGCGGATTTTTTCTTTAAAATCTGACCTGTAGTTCCACCTATTGCAACACCAGGACCTGTTTCGCCTTGCGGTCCTGTTAGTCCTTGTGGACCTGTTGGACCTTGCGGAATGCCAAAAGCAAAATCATATTTATTTGTATCTTCATTATAGTCAATATCAACCTCGGCTGGTATTCCAGCATCAAGTGTTGTTGTATCAATTTTGCCAACTTCCCAATGCGTACTTCCACCGCTACCACTTCCGCCTGTAATAATATCAACTGTGCGAATTAAATCAGTTACACCGCTTGTTGATAATGTAAATTTTGCCAACTCAATTTGATAAGTTCCAGCGCCTGTCGAAGTTGCATATAAATCGTTTTGAATTAAAGAAACAGAAGATAATTGAACAAAAATTCTATGCGTAATTATTGAAGTGTCGCTTACAACAATTTCTGCAATTAAACTATATCGAGTTGCTGTTGACGGAAAAGTCGAAAATGTAAAATCAGTTGAGTCAATTACAACTCTAACGCCGTAAATTAATAACTCGCCTGTGTTAACATTAACAACCGAACTTGATGGACTGGTTATTGCACATTCATTTAATCTGCCTTTAATAATTCCGCTTCTTTGTCCAGCACAAAAATTATTGAAAGAAGCTCCGTCAATATTTGTGTTATCTATTCCGTTATTTTCTAAAATTCTTGCCATTTTTTACTCCCATTTCGTTTAAAAATTTACAATTTTGACAATTATCTAATTATTCTTGTTATTTTTTTTATATTATATGTATTCAGTGTCGATGTGTAATTTTTCATTACATATCCATTAGGGTCAATATTATCTGTTTTTATTCCATTTGTAACACTATTGTTATTATCAAAAAACACACTTGATAGGCTATATTTTAATGTTGCTTCACTTATCAAACTAACCCCATAATTAGTCCAGTTATTGACCCAACTCAACCAACTAGTTTTTTCAGTATTTGTCGGATATACTGTTACAACTTCACTTGTTTCAAAATCTGTTTCAATTTCCAAATAATTACCAGCCACAACTCCAAGTCCAGATAAATTAACGCTTGAAGAACTTCCTTCCCAAATAACTTTTGCTTGAGGTATAATAATATCGCCATATCTCAATATTCCGTTTTCATCTGTATACAATTTCCCATATGTCCCACCATTTTCATTTATGGCATTTTCTACATTAGTTGCATTTGTTGCATTTGTTGATAAGTCCGCATTTTTTGCGTGTAGAACATTTCCAACTTCTACAATATTAAATTGTGCAACAACATTACTAACAACTCCGCTTGAAGCCGTAAATCTATACAACTCAAAATTTGCGACACCACTTGGCACAGTTGTTAAATCATCGCCAGCACTGATTACAGGATAATCGCTTACATCATAACTACTTTTAATTATAGCAGTTTGATTTGCACTATCGCTCAAATCAATTTCCAAATAAACAACATAATATTGTGTCCCACTTATATTATCTACCGTAATAGTTTCACCTGCTGTTAAAATTTCAGTATCAACACCCTGATAAAAAATTTCACCGCTGTTTATTTTAAAATTATTATCGATTACAGTATAACTGCACTCATTCCCATAATTTTCAATAACACCATTATAGCCACCCGTTGCATAACGCAAAATTCTAAAATCATCATTATTCGCAACATTCGGCGTTAAACTGTTCGCTCTAATTAATCTTGCCATTTTCTACTCCTTTTTTAAATATAAAAACTTATATCATCAATTTTATAACCTATCGTTATTGTTTTTGCGTTTTCGTTTGTTTCTGTAATAATTCCGACGGGTAACTTCTTATAGAATACACCCTTTTCTGTATAAACATTAAAACTTGTGCCAAAATCTACATTATTAAAATCTGCACTCGTAATTTCTATACTTTCATTATACCTGCCATCAACAATTTTTTCTAATGCTTCTTGGTTTGCTTCATTTAACAAATCGGTTAATTCTCCGCTATCAGTTGTTTCTTTTAAAATTATTGTATTTTTAATCGGGTACAAATCACGCAAACTTGCCGTTGTCGTTATACTGTTATTTTTTAATAATATAAATTTATCGCCATAAGTCAAACTTCCGCTAACACTTACTACTGCTTGCGTTTCGTTTATCGAAGATACCCATTTCCCTATATTTTTTAAACCGTATTCCCAAGCCCTTAAAACTTTTGTTTCCCTATCAATTTTTTTAACATAAACATTTATTGTTTTATTTTTAATAGACAAATCGCAAGTTAAGTAGCAATCGTAATATTTTAAGTAAGGCAAAATACAATCTTCCCAAACATTATAAACCGCTAAATCCGTTGATGGCATTAAGTCGCTAATTGCTATCGTGTTAATTGCGGTTAAATCAACAACTAAACTAAAACTACCTTGTAAAACCTGTGTGTTAAATGCTGTTAAAACCGCACTAAAATAATCATCTAAATAACTATAAGTGCCAAAACTTGCAACAATATTATTGTTAAAAATTGTTTTTAAATCACTACACTGACACTCAGTTTTGTTTTCGTTTGTTAATTGTGGAATTCCTGCAAAAGCAGAATATTTTAAAACTCCATAATCGTCTTTTAAAACTACAAAACACGGATTAACATTTAACAAATAGGGTTCGCTTGTAAAATTAAAATCATCAAAATCAACGGCTTTTCTTTTTATAGAAAAATCTGCAACATTTAAACTGCTGTTGTCTTGTAATGCATTAAAATTTTCATCATAAAAAGTTACAAACATCGCTTACTCCTATTTATAAAATTGTTATTAAAATACAAATTAAAGTTACTATTCCAACAATTATTCCACCAAAAATTCCCCATTGTTTTTTACTCATTTTTTTTACTCCTTTATAATTTATACTGTCGTCGTCGTCCTGTTAAGTATCCCGTATCATTAATTCCCAAATTTAAAGTTAATTTGCTCGTTGTCAAACTGCTTGCTCTTAAATAACTATCGTATGCCTCATCTAATTTATAATAGTAATCAACCAAATTTCCTGTGCCGTCGTCAAACCAAATTTTCTTTTGTGCCGAATTTATTATAATTTTTTGCCCTGCTAACAAATCAACACCTAAAAATCTTACTTCATTATAAACAACATTCGTAGTAGCATTTCGCAAAGTTACAATCGGATTGCTAATAACTCCGTAAATTTCAACAATTAATGGAATTTCCTTAATGTAAACATTTTCAATTTCGTTGTCCAAAGTTTCGATCAATCCGTAACTGTATGCATAATGAAACGGATAACTTTTTCCAACAGAACTTCTTTCAATTCTTGTAGCATTTTCAACCTTTTCAAAAAACGGAGTAAGTGGCAAAATTGATATATTCTGTTCCAAAACTCCACTAAATTCACTTAATTCAGTTTTGCCAACATCATTAACTTTGCATTCCAAATATAAGACTTCAAGTCCGTTATTATATTCTAAACACAAATCACTATCGTTGTATTGTTGCAAAAAGTTAACTAAACTTTGTCCACCGCTATAACCTGTCAAATGCGTAACAGTAAATGTTAATGCTTTCTTTTCTTGTATAATTTTTGTTACATAATCTTCAACATCGGTTGAAATCGTTGACACTTTTAATTTATAACCAAGTCCGCTTAAATTCGTAACATAGTCTAAATTATATCTATCAATTATTTCATCACTTTCGTTTAAAATAACAAACGCAAATTTTCTCATATTAACTCCTTGCCTGTAATTTTAAAGTTAACTTTTTACTTATAGCATCAACCAATTCATCAGCATTCATATACTCATTACTTTCAATTGTAATATAATTTGTAGTTGTAGAATTATCAACACTACTTGTCGTACTTGTTGTTCCTGCCGTTGTATCAACAGTTGTTGTTCCTGTCGAACTACCTGTAATAGCACTTGTTGTTGATGATGTATCATAATCAGCAATAGCACTATTTGCACTATTTTTTGCAGAATTAATCGCAGCAGTAACCGCAACAATTCCCGCAACAATTCCCGCAACTGCCAAGCCTAAACTCCAAGCGCTATGAAAAGCACCTAACGCAATCGCAGCACCAAAAGCAACGACTGTTAAAATTCCTAAAATACTTATAACTTTTTGGATTGTATTCATACTGCCCCAATTTTCAATAACGTTAAATATTAAAACTAACGCAGCCGCAAAAGCCGCAACACTTAAAAGCATAGAACCCGTTGCAGTGCCTAAAGAAATTAAAATGCCTTTTAAAATCGGAATACTTTTAATTAAACTTGCGACAACCCCAACAATTTTTCCGCCGAGTAACAGAACGGGTGCTAAAACTGCTAATAAACCTAAAATAACAATTATGCTATCTTGCACGCCATCGGGCAAATTCGCAAACCAATCCGCAAATTTTTCTATTGCAGGAATAACACTATTTGTTAAAAAATCCGCTAACTTTTTAAGTATCGGTAAAAACGCAATTCCAAGTTCCGTTTTTGCCAAACTTAACTGCGTTTTTATTGTGTTTAATTCATTATCAAAATTTGACAAGCTTCTAACTTGCTCATTACTTAAATAGCCAACGCTTTCAAATTCGTTTGATAATTCAGCAAGTGCATCTCCGCCTTGATTTAAAAGCGGTATTAAATCTGTTGCAATTCGTTCGCCAAATATCTCGTTAGCGTAATATGCTTGTAAAGTACTGTCTTTAATTTCAGCAAGTGCAGTTACAACACTATAAAAAGCCTCATCACTATTGCCTAAATTTTCAGCACTTAAACCCAATGCTTTTAACGCTTCTGTTGCGGTATTTGTTTCGCCAACTAACGCTGTACCAACCGCATTTCTAACTTTTGTTATTCCTTTATAAAGTTGTTCGACGGGAACATCGGTTTGTAATGCAACATAATTCCACTTCTGTATTGCTTCCGCACTTAAATCATATTGGTCTGCGGTAGTTTGTATTTCATCGCCAGTTTCAACTGCATCTGTGCCTAATTTAACAATACCAACTAAAGCGGCTGTGGCGGCAACACTTAATACTTTTGCCGCATTACCCGCTTTTGTAAGTCCGTTAGATAAATTACTTAAACCCTTTGCCGCATTATCATATTTTATCTGTTCAATTTCTTTTAACTGATTTTTTAACAATACCGCTTTATTTTCAGTTTTAACTAATTCAGTTTGTAGTTTAGCATATCCCTCTGTGTCAATTCCACCTGTTGATTCTAAATATTTTAACTGTTCACGAATTGCTTTTGCTTTTGCTTCTGTTTGTGTTAATGCTTGCTGTGCTAATTTTTGCGAGGCAACAAAACGGCTTTCATCAAATTCAAGTTTTAAACCTTTTTGTAATTCTTTACTTTGATTTTCTGTACTTTTAATTGCTTTATCGGCGTCTTTTAATCCTTTAACAAAATCGGAGGTATCCGCCCCAATTTTAAAAGTTACGCTTTTAACTGCCATTGTGCTTATACCTCCTCTTTTTTATAAACTTTCATAATCTTCTGCTTTCGCTTCAACTCTATTTGCTATTCCATTTTTTGCGTCACTTTGTTTTTGCAATGTTTTTAAATATTGTTTTAAGTTATCGCATTCTAAATTAAAAATTAAAGTTTGCAAATCTATGTAATGCAATTTAAAAATTAAATCTGTTCCCATTTCACAATTTACGCATCGTTTAATAATTGTTAAACTATTGCTTAATTGTAATGCTTGCGACTTTGAACTTTCAGGACACTTTTTAACTAGTTTCGTATAACAGTTTATATTTTCAACTAACTTTTTTTTTTGCTGTCAGGGAATATTGCTGTCATTATTTCTTTAAGTTTTCCAACTAATTCGTCAAAATAATCTTTATCGCTAAAACTAAACATTCGTAAAAATTCTAAAACACTAATGGGTTTTTCAAAAACCAAAAAGCAATAAATTACCTTTAACGCCAATATTGCTGTTGCAGTATCTTTTATCTTCATACTATTTAATTTATCAACATAATCAAATAATGCTATTTTTTCTGCCTGTGCTGGAAATTCTCTCTCCCAAGTAATTTGTGCCGCAGCAGACATATCGAAATAACAATCAATGCTGCCTTTTGTAGATTTTAATTCTCCATTTACAAATTCCTGTTTTAATGTTGGTAATTCAAATTTAATCATAATTTCTCCTTATTTTTTTAATGGTGCAATTTTACAGGTTTAGCCTGCTTAATCACATAGTTTGCAGATTGTTACATCTGCAAATATTTTATTAAACCTATGCTGCCATTTTTGGAACTGGGCAAGCATCTCCAAATGTTGCATAATCAGTGTCGCCAGGTTTTTTAGAATAAGTAAATACTTTAACGGTTTCGCCGTTTGCATTTACATAATCCGCCGTACCGTCACTCGATTTTAAAGGAATTCCTCTAATTGTAAGCGAATATTCAACCGTCGTCTGATTTATATCGTCAGTATTTTGGTCGAAAGTTTCCGACGGTGCATTTGCAGTTACGCCATAAACCCAAGTTTTTTTAATTTTAGGGTCGCCGTCGCTTCCAAGATATTCGCTTTCAAAATAGATTGCGTGTTCTTTAATAAGTAACTGTTTTACTTCTGCTGAACCTGCATCTAAATCGAGTAAAAATCCAAGTGCTTCCTCGTAATCTTCATCTCTTGCAGTCATTCCAATCGTGCCTGTAAAACCTTTATCGTTTACAAGTAATAATTGCAAATCACCATCTCCATAAATTTCTTTTGTTGCTAAATTCTTTTCTTTTGAAAATTTAGTCAACCAAGTTAAACTTGCAGCAGTTGCAAAAACTGGTGCAGTTGTTGGAGTGCTTGCAGTTGTTAAAAGTGCATATTGTCCGTTTTTAACATTATAACTAATTAATGTTTTTCCTGTTTTACTTATTGCCATTTTTTATTCTCCTTTTTCTATATTATTTTTGAATATATTTTCAACTTGCGGTAAGCAAGCATCAAATGTTTTACGTGCAAACGGATGTCCTTTTCTGCTAAATTCTAATAAATTTATAATCGGTATCTCGTTTTTATTAACCGCAGTATTATTTATATAACGCACACCTTTATATTTTGTAGACCGTTCCCAACTTTCTTTTGTTTTTCCTGTTCGCACAGGTGTGTTATTTTTTAATTGCCCCATTACGTAATCACTTGCTTCGTCCAAGGCTTTTTCACGATTAACTAAAATTTTATCGCCAAATTTATCAAGTTCTTTTTCTAAATCTAAAAAACTAAAACTTGCCATAATTCACCTACTTTATATAGTTAATTGTAAAAGTCCAAGTGTACTCTGTCGTTAAACTGCTACTGTCATATCCATTATTAATTCCAGTATAAGCAATTCCAAATGCTTTTAATCTTGCATCAACAAGTGCTTTATTTACATAATGTAAATCAGTTAAATCTGAAGCAATTCCTTTACTAACTAAAATGATATCGCAGTCTGCTTGCCTCATTTGAGTTGTGCCATCTCCAAAAGTTTTTGTAGTGTCAGAAATTTCACTTCTTAACAATAAATAACTTGCTGGAATGCTATCCTCATCTTCGTCCATAACTTGTCTATAAGATTTTATAGTAGTTAATGTCGATACTATATCCCATAAAACATCAATCGGATAATCGTTATAAACCATTAAGCACCTCCCGCTAGCCAAGTTGTTATTGCAGTTGTTATTTTTGTGTTTACTGTTTCAACAACATTTAGTAACATATCTTTTTCAAGTTTTGCCTTGCCAATGCTTTTAATCTCGTAAAGTTTACTATCAACATAACAATACTTCTGGTTATTATAAAAAGTCCTGTCAATTTCTAACGAACTATTAAATATAAAACCTTGCGACTGTCCAAATTGTTGAGTTTGTAAACCAACTAAATTTTTATTGCAAATTATCTTTTGACCGTTTGCAACTGTTAAAGTCCTATCGCCAGTTGTTGCATTAATTGTTGTATCAACATCAACTAAAACTAAAAATCTTTTTTTTGTCAACATTTTACACCGCCGTTGCGATAATTTCAACATCGCCATCAACTTTATAAATGTTTCCACTTGTAAAACTTTCATCGTTTACAGTCAAAGAACTTAATGTATAACCATCACTTGCCGTTACTGTTATTTTTAAATTTTCATTCAAATAAATAACCTTAGTTCCAGCAGTAACAGTTTCATTATAATTCTCAATAACAACTGTGCAATTTGTCGTAGTAACAGTTAAATTGTAAAGCACCCTTTCGCCCATTGTTATTGTTGCAAGTTTATTTCTTAATAAAGTTATGGTAGGATTTTCAGCAATATCAGTTTTATTCATTAAATTTTCAGCATATAAAATTGTTAATGCTTTTCCCAAACTACTGTCTAATTGCGTTTGACTTATATCATCAGTAATTAAATCATCAATAGCCATCTGCAAAAAATTGCTGTAATAACTATCAAGAGTTGTTCCAGTATTAAAATCGCCTATGCTTAATTTAAACTGGTTTAATAATCCTGTTGGTAATGCCATAAAATCCTACCTCCTTTATTGTTTTAAATTTAATTAAGCGTTTGATGGAATTGTTACAATTTCAAAACCATTATATGCAATAACATTTCCTGCTGTCATAACTTCGCCAAGTACTGTATCAAGTCCTTCTGCAAATTTATAATCTTCTGAAACTCTGATTTCATAATTTCCAAATAAAGCCAATTCATAATTCAAAGGAGAACCATAAATCATAGTTTGAATTGCTGAACTTGTTTGTGCTGTGCCGCTTAATGCTGTCAATGTTGGAACAATACAGTAAGGAACTGATAGTCCACCATCTTTTATGATACCAGTGTTAGGATTTACTGCGTCAGGCGTAATCTCGTATACAGATTTCTTTTCGTTACTTCCGCGAACATCGCCGAATGCAATCAAGTCAGTTTTATTTAAGTACAATTTTGCATTTCCGTAAACATTTGCATCGCCGCCATAATTCATTACGATGTTTCTCAATGTCTTAGCATCAATAACACCAGTTGTTGATGGCAACATTCCGTTTGCAGAACTTGCGTTTAAAGTTTGGAACAAATCAACAGAAGCATCATCTTGTGCCGCTTTAATTTTTGTTACAATGTCTTGTGCAAGTTTAACCTTTAAACCTACCAATGCACTTTCTTGAACTTTTGCCATATAGTTAAGTGGGGTTGTTTTTCTCAACTCTCTTGAAACATATGTAGTTACTCCAATCATTGCTGGGGTAAGCGTTACACTTCCAAATACAGGGTCACTTGCATCTTGTGCAGTTCCATCTGATTTTGTAGTTGCAGCAGAATGTGTTTTAAGTAAACTTTCTTTAAAAGTTCCAGCACCTGTTACATCAATAACTTTTACTTGGTCTAGTATGCTAATTTGTGTATTGAAAGGGTCTGAAATTCCATTAACCAATGTAGGTTTTGCAATTCCAGCAGAAGCAAGCAATACACTTCTAAGTTCTTCACCTTTAATACTTAATTTTCTTGTCTCCTTAAATTGTTTTGCAAATTCGTCTCTTGTCTCAATGTCATTTTTTTCAATATCCATTTTTTGAATACTCCTTTTTTCATTTTCTAATTTTGCGTTGTCTTGCAACGTCTTTAAATTTTGTTCTCTTGTTTCAATTTCTTTATTGATTGTTTCAATGTCCGCTTTTTGCTTGTCAACATCTTTTACATCAGTAAATTCATCTCTGTGTTCTAATGCTAATTTCTTTATTGAATTTTTTTTCGCTTTAAGCGCTTCAATATCTAAATTTGCATTTCGTATTTCTTCAAAAATACTATTCATTTTTTACATATCCTCCAATTCTTTTAATTTATTATTAATTTCTTCACTCTTGCTTTTTTTCTCTGCATTTTCTTGTGCAACTACACTCGCCTCTTTATATGCAGGAAAAGGAGTTATTGTGATTTCGTATAATTCATCTATTTGTGTAATAGTTCTCTTTTTAGTTTCAGGATTAACTTCATCACTACAACGAAAACCAAAACTCATTCCATCTAAAATGCCCATTTCCACTAAGTTATAAATATCTCGTGCAAGTTGTGTGTTAGGTAGTTCACATTCAAAGAACAAACCAGTTTCATCAACTTCAACACGCATATTAATTCCTGTTCGACCAAGCAAATTGTCTGGATTATGTCCGCTCAAAAGAAATACATTTGTTAAATCAGTTTTATCCAACGCTGTCGGCAAAATTGTTTCTTCAACTTCGCCATACCAAAAATCATAAATTTTAGTTTCGGTATTAAAAAGAATTGGATAGCCACGCAATACTAACTTTTTTCCGTTTTCTTGCTTATCATCAACTCGTGTTTCTATTTTGCGAACAATATATTCGCTTCGTTTAAAATCACTCATTTTTTACCTCCTTTGAATTGTTTTTATTTATATCATCGACATTATTATCTGTCGGAGATACCGTTTGTTGTTGCACACCTTTCTGTGCCGCCTGATACTCATCAACTTTTGCAAGATTAATAGTGTCGCCCGTTGTTCTATACATTTTTCCAAGTCCATCAGGTATAGGTGGTTGTCCAAAATACTCTCTAATTTCGTCAAAATTTAAATAACCCTGTCGACTTGCACTATTTGCCAAATTAGTTAACGATTGAATTGTCGTAACCATTAATGCTTGCGTATCAAATTCAATTCTATTTCCAAAATTGATTTCATTATCCGTAAACAATTTACTCGTAAGTTCGTTTTCAATTTGATTTGCAATCGGTTTAATTCTATTTTTTACAAACAAACTCATTTCAAGTTCAGTTGCTTTATTGTTTATAATAGTATCGGAAATTCCAAAATAATTATAAACAATGTTGATTACAAACTGCATAAGTTCTTTATTTACATCATTTTCTTGCCAATTAACAGGAGTTACCGTCCAAGCCTTATCTAAGTAAGCAAGTCCTTGAATATTATCATCAAAACTTGTCTTGACTTTTTCCATTGTACCAACACGGTCTTTTTCTTTAATCTGCCCAGCACCTGTTGAATTTCCCTGTAATAATGCTCTAACTTTTTTAGGGTTAGCAACATTTACAATTTGTTCACCAAGCGAATTTATAACAGTTTCATAAAGTCCTAAATTAGTTCTTTCTCCACCCTTAACATTACTAAATCTATTTAAATAAATAATATCTTTTAAATTATATTTAGCACCAGCACTTATTCCATCGTAGAATTGTACATAAGCATCATCGCCGTTAATATCAAACTGGAACGATTTATTCGGCAAAATGTACAAATATTTTAAATAACCATTTTCATAATTAAAAACTGGTTCAATAAAAACATTGTTATATAAAAGCAAATCGGTAATTACAGAATTCCAAAACTGTGTAGCGTTTTGTAAAGGATTTGGTTTTAATGTCAATATTTTTTTTAAATTGTCATTATCGTAATATTCCACATTCCCATCTTTATTAATTCTTTTGTGCCAAATTGGAATTGTGGAAAAAATGCTCACAAAACTTTCAATAGCGTTGCGAACTTCTGGTATATTGTAAATATTACTTGCTAAATTCCATGTAAAATAACTAAGATTATTTCCATAATAATCTTTAATCATTGTTCTTAATTCAGCACCTTTATCTTTTTTTCTTCTAAAAATATCTAATATTCCCAAATTTACTCCGATTAAAAAACTGAACTATTTTTATTTCATAAACTATTATAACACAGTTTTTTAAAAAAACATACTATTTATGCCAATTATATTTTAAAATATTGCGGAATTGTATCAATATAGCAAGGTAACTGTTTTGCCCTTTCGTAAGCAACATAACTATTAAACAATCCAATAGCACCATCTATGTGACCGCGTGAATGAGATTTATGCGGTGTCATATTATTATTTGTATCAATTCTAACTTTTAAATTATAAAAACAATATGGCAATAATTTATTATTTTTATCAATAACAAATTTTTTATCAGAAAATAAACTTTTAGTAATTTTAATTGCACCACTTAAAGTAAAACCACCCTGAGCAACCGCAGTTAAAATTCCGTCATCTCTTTCTTCTGTGTGATTCTCTTTATCATAAATAACTTTTTCGTGGTTAAATCCATTTTCTTCCATATCTTTAACCCAATAATTCGACATTGCTCTATCATAACCAATCTTTAAAAAGTTAATTTTATAATCATCTCGAAGCATACAAAACCATTGCGTAACATAATGAAAATCAACTGTGCTTCCTGGTGTTACAATTACAACTTTACTTGTTGCTTCACAATCTGTTTGCATATTTCTAAATAACTCATATTGCATATTATCTTTTGCACTGTTTTTCGCAAGTCGTTCTTCTGCTATAAAATACGCTTGTAACATTATCATTCGACCATCATCAGTTAATACGCTTGCGTGCGTATTACATAAGTCAGTAACTTCCGCTAAGTCAACACCGCCTGTTGCGTATGTATCGTAAATATCTGCCTTTTTAATTTCTCCTATACAATTTTTAATTTCAGTCATATCATAATAATCAATTGCAGCACCAATCTGTCTATTCATATTAAAAGCAGTAAATTTGCTTTTTTCTAATAAATCATCTTTGCTTGTTTCGTATAATTGTTGCAAATAATTCAAAGATGGTAAATCTCTATCCATACACGGATTCGCTTTTATCCAGCAACTCTCATCTTCGATTTTATCAGTTTCATCAATTTCGTAAATTATAGGAAATACTCTTTCTCTATCACTAAATACTTTTTTATTAAGTATTTTTTCATCACGGTCATAAAGCATCTCATATAGGCTCTCTGGGGTAATTCCAGCTGAGCTTATAACTATTGCCAAAGGTTGAAGTCTTGCACCCATACCCTGCTTTTTATCAGAATACTGTCCTTTGTTCGTAATTTCATTTGCTTCATCATTTACAAAAAACGATGGGTTGCTTCCCTGTTTACCTTTTTTCCTGCCACTTAAATAAACTAATTTTCCATCACTTAATTCGCTATATAAGTATTTTTCAGTTTTGTTTTGTTTAAAAATTAATTTAAAACAATCTTCATTTGCCGATTTACAAATCAAATCATACAACTTTTTACTCTGCACTTCGTTTTCAGCAAGGATTTCTCCAAATGCACCTTTTTCTTTGTCAAAGCCCAAAAGCCATAAACTTAACGCACTTATAAATAATGTCTTGCCCCATTTTCTCGCAACAAATAAATTTAATTCACGAAAATATCTTAACCAAATTTTATGCTTTTCATTATATTGTTTTATACCTAAAACACAGGCACTTATAAATAATTGCTCTTTATTCAAAATCAAAGGTTTCCCAGCCCAAATTCCCTCTTTGTGTTTTAACAATCTACAAAACTTTTCAAAAGCAATCACATCACTTTGTTTATACTCAATATCTTTTCTTTCTAAAAGTTTTTCAACCAAAACAGTAAGTTTCTTAATTTTAGTGCAAAACATTTTCGGATTGTCGTTTACATATTTAATATAATCAGTTATGTAAGTAATCATAATCACTCCTTAATTTCTTCAACTAATCCTGCAAGTGTTAACTTATATATTGTTAACATTAATAAGTCGGTAACGATATTTATTCATTACTTTTATTCTCCTCTATTTTTTCTGCTTTTTCTCCTGTTAGCGTTTCCCACCGTTTTATTATTACATCTACATATTTAGGGTCGTATTCCATAGTGTAAGCATTTCTGTTGTTTTGCTCACAAGCTATTATTGTGGTTCCACTTCCACCAAATAAATCTAGAATGTTATCTCCAGCCTTAGAACTATTTTTAATTTGATAATCAAATAATCCAATAGGTTTCATAGTTGGATGTAAGTCTGCCTTTGATGGTCTATCCCAATTAATAATTGTTGTTTGCTTTCTATCACTATACCACGCATGAGAACTTGTATCTTTCCAACCATATAAACAAGGTTCGTGTTTCCATTGGTAATCTTGTCTACCCATTACCAATGAATTTTTATTCCATATTAGTTCTTGCTTAACCGTAAAACCACTATCTTCAAGAGCTGTGTAAAAATTAACAACTTCTTTAGAAGCATACCAGCAATAGAATGCTCCACCATCTTTTAGGAAATTATATGCATTTGAGAATGCTTTAACTAAAAAGTCATGAAATACATTATTTTCCATTTTGTCATTTTGTATTTTCATTGCTTTTTTTGATTTTCCAGTATAATCAACATTATAAGGCGGGTCAGTTATTAACAAATCCATTTTTTGTTCACCAACCAATTTACTTACATCATTTTCGTTGGTACTATCTCCGCACATTAACCTATGATTTCCTAGTGCATATATATCGCCAAGTTTTGATTTTGGTTCTTCTGGTAGTTCTGCATCAAAGTCATCTTCTATGATTTCTTTAGCAAACTGCTTCTCAATGTCTTTTATCTGCTCATCAAGTCCGAACATTGTCATATCTAAGTCAATGTTTGCGAGTTCTGTGTTTAACTTTTCTAAGTCCCACTCTGCAATCTGTGCTGTGCTGTTGTCCGCAATTCTAAATGCTTTAACTTGTTCTTCTGTTAAATCATCGGCAATTATACAAGGTGCTTTTTCTATCCCTAATTTTTGCAATGCCTTTAAACGAGTATGACCTGCAATTATTACATTATTTTTATCAATTATTATAGGATTTTTCATACCGAACTCTTTTATACTATTCGCAACAGCTTCAACCGCTTTGTCGTTTATTCTTGCATTATTTTCATACGGTATCAAATCATCACATTTTTTTTCTATAATTTTAATCATCTTTCCTCTCCATTAATTTTTTAAATACATCTAAACCTTTATTTGCGTTTGCTGCTTCAATTCCAGCTCTTGCTCTTGCAACGGGCGACAATCCCAACTGGTCGAAAAGTTTTATACATAAGTTAGCATTTTCAAGTCGCTTCTTTATGTTAGGATTTGGTTTTGCAGTTGTCCTAACTTCTCCGTTGCTGTCTTTTCCTAAAGGCACAATTATATAATATCTATTATCTTTTTTAAGTTCAGCATCGGCTTCATCAGTTGCGACTTTTGCTCTACAATACATTTCCATCAAATGAACATCAGCATCAGACACTCTGCAATTCACAGTTTCTTTAAAAATACCAACTAACCAATTCCAAACAACAAGTTCTTTTTCGGTTAAAGTTGTTGGTGCAATAAATTTTTGACTTTGATAAACTGGCGTAGTTGCAGTTCTTTTTTCCAATTCATCATTGCTTCTATGTATTCTTCGTGTGTTTGTTGTTTTTGGTTTTCTACCTGCCACCATTTTTTTTACTCCTCCTTATTCCATATTTTTAAAAACTCATTCAAACTTCCACTTCTTTCGTGGGCAGATTGATGGCATTCTTTACAAAGCAAAATCAAATTATCATAATCAAGTCGTTTACTCCAATCTTTTTCAATCGGTATTTTATGATGAACTTCAATCCCACTTTTAACAATTCCTTTTGCTAAGCATTTTTCACAAAGTCCATTTGCATCGTTAAATTTCTGTTTTCTTAAAGCTAGCCAACTTTTGCTATTATAAAAACTTGCATATTTTTCATTATAATTCATTGTAAAATATTCCTTCACTTTTTAACTTATCTATTTTTTTATGCCTGTAAAATGTTCTTTCGCTTATATTCAATTCTTTAATTTTATCAGCATTATTTAAAAATTCTTCCTTAAATTCTTCTTTAAAAATCAAATCCTCATTTTTAAATATATCTTTATGCACTGTTTCTACATCAATCAAAAAAATATTAAACTTACATATTAAAATTGGGTCTAGTAAATTCTTATGCTTAGAAATTTCACTTCTCAATGTTAACGAGTTTAAATTATATTTTTTTGCAAACATATTTATGCTATCAAATAAATTTAACAGTTCATCTTTTTCGTTATAAATTGCCAACATATACTTTTTTTTATAAAACATAAATTTTTTTGACTCCTTTTCGTTTAAGATGATAGTTTTTTTTAAAAGGGGCAATTATTTTAAGAAGGGATTATTGCCCGCTTTTACCTGTCAAGTAAAAATACTTTACACTAGGGGGGGGGTATGTATGTTTTTACAATTAAATATTTAAACATCTTTAACTTCTTTTATGACTTCGCAACACTTTGCAACACTTTATTCTATACTTCTATATATTTCGTATATTTATATATATTTTAAAACATTAATTTAAAGTGTTATAAAGTGTTTTATAGTGTTATAATATTGATATATGCTAGATAAATAGGCACTTTCAGGCACAACACTTTCGGCAACAGATTGGCAACACTTTGGTAACACTTTCGGCAATTAAAATGGTAAATCATCATCATCGACTTGAATTAAATTTTCATTTTCTAAATTACAAAGTGTTTTTTCAGTACAAAGTGTTGCGGAAGTGTTGCTTGAAGTGTTGCGATTTTCACAATCAAAAACATAAACTCTTTGCCCTGATTTTACCTGTGTAGAAATTGCAAAGACTCGACTTAAAGTTCTTGAAAAGCTTGTCTTTGTATATGTAGAAAATTTATTGTTTTCTTTCTTATACCAATCGCAAAACTGTTCAAATATATAATCTGTTAATTGTCCATCTATTTTTTTGATTGTATAATCATTGACAAATGCAATTATAGGGTCATTCTCCGCTTTGTACTGGTCTATTTCTGCTCGTATATTGTTAAACTCTTCAAAATAACCACGCTTTAATAATCGTTTAAGTCCTGCTATTGCCAATAATAATAGATATGATTTTGCTTCTGGTGTTGTAATTTTATCATTAATATTAGGGTCAAAATCTGGGTCAGTCGAATTAATTTTTGCGTCAAGTGGAACAATTACAAATCTTCTATAATACCCCTCTGTTTTGTCAGCAGACTTTGGAATTTCGTTCGCTGCCATAATAAGTTTTGCATAGTTACGATATTTGAAAGGCATTTGATTTTTGCGTTCCATCGTTATAATTCCACCTGTAGCTATCTTTTTAAAATCTTCGGTGTCTTTAATATAAGCATTTGATAAATCATCACAAATGTTAGCCAACTTATCTTGCAGTTCAGGTTTTTTAAACTTATCCTGCAAGTCATTTAATGATAATGCTGAACAATTTTCTTCGCCAAGCATTTGCAAAATTGCTTCAATTAAAGTTGATTTTCCGTTTTTGCCATAACCACGCAATAAAAATATTTTTTGATATCTACAATTTCTATAAAGTGTATAACCTATCATTTCCTCAATTAAATTTCGTATTTGTTTATTATCACAAGAAACTTTGTCAAGCATTTTATCTATTGCTTCACATTTAGCATTTTCATTATATTCAGCAGAAATTTTGTGTTGCATAAAATATTTTTTATCATAATCTAAAAGTACATCATCTTGTAAATTATAAATACCATTTGCACAACCAATTAAATTAACATTGTCATCAATTTCAATTACTGGTGCAGAAATTTGTATATATTTTAAAACTTCTTTTCTGAAATTTTCTTTTGCATTTTTACAGTAAAACTGAACTGCACGAAAAACATCATTTTCATTTCTAACAAAAATCCCGTTTTTATATAAATAAATATTTTCATTCTTACTATAAATATTAAGTTTATTAATTAAAAAACTGCCCAATTTGTCGTGAAACCAAAAAATACCTTTTTCAGTTTCTTGATAACAATCTTCAATTTTTAAAATTGTATTATCATAAATTAAATTACTCATTATCTTTCACACTTACCCTTTAAAGTAAGTTTAATAAAAATATCATTTGCTTTTGGCAATTGTTGGTCTTTTATACAAACCCAATACTTTTTTTCAGTGTAAAAAACAACGGCATTATCAAAATGCTTAATTTTTGTAATATCTTTAACAGGTATAATAATTTCATTTAACATATCTTAACTCCTATTATTTTTATTTTTTTGTAATTACAATTTTATCGTTTTCAATTTGAACATTTATAATATCGTTAAAATTCAAATCTAACATTTTCATTACAACTTGTGGAAGTATGATTCCACGAGAAGAACCGATTTTTTTTATTTTATCTTGAAATTCCATTTAATTTCCTCCTCTTTATAATATAACATATTTTTTTATAAATGTAAAATGTTTTTGTTTAAAAGTTTTATAACATTATCTAAGTTTTTTTGCAATCTGTCGCTATCTTTCATAAGCAATTCGTTTGGGTCTTTGCACTCATCAGCAATGTTGTATTCAACACATTTATTTGGTAATGCGTTTTTTAAATTACTTTGTGCTTTTTTACCTTCCAAATCATTATCAAAAGCAAGAACTAAAACACATTGTGGGTGCATCTTGCTAATTGATAACTTTTTCCAACCTTGCGTGCCACACACAGCAACGGCATTGTATCCACATTGTGCAATTGACATTGCACATATAGGACTTTCTACAACAAATACAAAATCTGATAAATTAAGTGCATTTGCATTAAATAATGGCTCACTGCCCGCAACAGCAGCGTTAGGTTTGTAAAATTTTTTAGTTTCCACACTTCTTGATTGATAATAGGTTAAGTTTCTATTGTAAGGAATAACAACAGAATTGTATTTTGTATCATATCCAAGCCCAAATCTAATTTGTGTTTCTGTTGTTAAATGGCGTTTGTAAAAATAATCTGTTTTACTTAAATTTTGCTGACATTTTAAAATATAATTCCTAATTTTTTGAGGATTGATTGCACATTTTTGTTTTTTAATATTTTGTATTGGTTGTATATATTTTTTAAATCCGCCACCAGAAATAATTTCAACTGATTTCATAAAATCGCAATTTTCCATTTTTTGCACAAAACTAAAAATGTCGCCATCAGCACCACAGCCGAAGCAGTGAAAGGTGTTATTGTCGTATATTTTACAAGATGCATTTTTGTCAGCGTGAAAAGGACAGACAATCATTCCAGAATGGTTTTTCATTATCCCATATTTGTTCAAAATATCATAAATTGATACTCTTGATTTTAATTCTTCAATCATTTAACACCTCACATAAATCTTCAACTTTTTTTGCTAAAATATAAGTATGTCCCAAATTTTCAACCGCCATTTGAAATCGTTTTTGTGATTCTCTCTGTTTGCCTTTTGCGGTTTTAGTTTCGCAAAATATAACTTTTCCATTTGGTGCAATAATTAATAAATCAGAAGTTCCATCAGGGCAACCACGAATATATCGTAAATTTGTTAAAGTTCCGTTTAAAAAGTTTCCCTGATAAAATATGCCACTATTTAAACGAAGCGTTAAATAACCGCATTTGCTGGCATATAATTCAATTTGTTTTAGTATGTTACTTTCTTTCATTTTGCCTCCTTTCTGTGTTCGTAGTTCCAAATCATACTTCATCACCCTCTTTAATCTCAACTTTGACTATTTCGAGATTTCGTAAATAATAATTACTCATAAATTTTTTGCAATACAGGCATTTATTGTTTCATCTTTTAATTTAACTTCAATATTTTCTGTTAATCTTTCCATATTTTACTCTCCCTTTAAAATCAGAAGTTCGGAGTTATCGTGAATATTGCCGATGACTTCCATATTTCTTATTTCTCCTTTTTAATTCCCGTTATTTTTGTAAAAATCGACCATTTAAAATTCGGAATTGAAATAATTATTTGTTTGTTTTCTTCCGTAAGTCCATCCCACCAGTTTTTGCAAGCCTCTTTAAACGTGTAAGTCTTTAAATATCCGCCAATGCTTTGTTTTTTAATATCGTTTTTCATTTCATCTTCCGTATAATAAATCCAATTCGTTAAAATAAACGACGAACTTATCAAAGCAGAATAATATTTGCTTTCCAAAAAATCGTGCATCGTCATTTTTGTCTGTATGTTAAAAATACAGATTTTAGGCTCTTTTGTACAAAAAATTCCGTTTGAATAATTTGTTGAATTAAACATTCCTGTATTACTGTCGCCTGTATTACAGTTGCCGGTATTACAGTTGCCTGTATTCCTGTCGCCTGTATTACAGTTGCCGGTATTACAGTTGCCTGTATTCCTGTCGCCTGTATTACAGTTGCCTGTATTCCTGTCGCCTGTATTCCTGTTGCCTGTATTACAGTTGCCTGTATTCCTGTCGCCTGTATTCATGTAGCCTGTATTA